TAAAACCTAAGAATAAAATGATACCAAAAAACACTTGTTGCATTATTCGTCCTCTATTATGTAATTAAGTCCTGATGCACTTCTATATTCTATCAGTCTATCGTTAGAATCACGAAATTTTAGGTGTTTTTCTTTTTGTATAAGTATTTTTTTTGATATGTATGTTTTATCATCTGAATCACCATATTCTTTGTTAAAAGATACTGTAATTTTGTATCGTTTTCTAAAAAAACTAATAATCCAGTCAATTATTGCTTTTATGTCCATGTATATATAGCCAATTTATGTCTTTTGCCTTTTACAGATATTGGTTTTAACAATTTTAAATCCAAATCACAATTTTTTGCAGTTTCATGTCCTATTAATATATCAACATCTGCATCTTTTGTTCCTGACTCTAGTCTAGCAGCTACATTTACTGCATCTCCTATTGCTGTGTAATCAAATCTTGTTTTTGATCCACAATTTCCTACTGTTGCGTAACCTGTGTTTATACCTACACCAATAAATACAGGATCAATGCCTTTTAAAGCTAATGCTGTATTAACTTCAAGCATATTTTTCTTAATATCTAAAGCACAAAGGACAGCTTTTTCTTCATGTTTTTCTAAATCTAATGGTGCATTAAATATAGCCATCATTGCATCGCCTATATACTTGTCAACCATACCTCCATGTTTTTGTACAGCTTCTTGTTGTGCAGTCAAAGCCATATTCATAATATATGTAACTTCTTCAGGCTCTAATTTTTCTGATAACGCTGTAAAACCACGAACATCAGTAAACAAATAAGTACAATATCGCTTCTCACCACCTAATTTAAGCAATTCAGGGTTATCTTGTAGTTTTTTTACCTGTCTTGGGTCTAAATAATGTTCAAATTGTTTCTTTATCTGTTGTCTAAGCTTGTATTGTTCTCTAAATCTAATATAAAAAGCTGTTGTTCCTGCAATAAACTGTGATATTAGTGACCATGTGACATCAATAAGCAAACTTTTTTGTATTAAGTAATATCCTAGAGAACCTGTAGAAGCCATTACACCTAAACCTAGTATGATTCCCCATGTTATTCCTAATCTTATCAATACAAGCCATATTAAGCTTACTGAAAGCATAAATAATGCTATCTCTATAGCTAATGCGTAATCAGGAATATAAGGACTATCTTGAATTAATATAGATTCTGCTAGTGCAGCTTGTATTTTATGTGGTTCAAGCAATCCAACTGGTGTTGCTATCTGTGGCATCACTCCGTTAGCTGTAACTCCCACAATTACAAACTTACCATTTACTTCCATTTCTTGTAGATCAGTTTGTTCTGTATCTACCCAACTAATCCATTTACGACCAAGACTATCTGTTTTAACTGGTGGTATTCCTCGTATTGATATTTCTTCTATACCATTATCATTAGTTTTTATAATATAAGTTTTTACATTGAATAATGCTTTATAAATCTGTGTACCAAAACTAGGAATCCAATCATCACTGGGTGTTTTGACTAATAATGGTATTCTTCTAACAAGTTGATCAACATCAGTGGGTGCAATTGCTAAACCTTCTAATGTGTGAATGGATAAGAGAGGAAGGTTCGCTTTCACACCCATACTTATTATACCACCATTATCATCACCTTTTATAACAGTGCCAGTTGGTTTTGGATAATTACCCTTACCATCTTCAAACATAGCTATGACAGATGGTGCATAACCTAAAGACCTACCAAATGCTTCATCACCTCCAAATCTGTCGGCTTGTGGAAAAGATATAGCATAACCAACACCTAAAGCACCTTTACCAAGAATATCTAAAGTTATCTCTGCTAGTCTTTGTCTTGGTAATGGATAACCACCTTCTCTTTCTACATCTTCTTCAGTAATATTTAATATTACAAAGTTTCCTGATGGTTCGTACTCTTTTACAAATTTGTCAAAAGTTCTTAGTTTTATTAATTCAGTAGATGTGCTTTGAAATATTAAAGGCAGTGATAATACAACCATCAAAGGTATAAATAATTTATATTTCACGATTCTTGCCTAATTGTAATAACATTACTGCTACCACCATTGATTCTTACAACACGAGACACACCATTTTGCACAATAATGACTGTGTAAGAACCATCAGTGCCTAAATCAAGTTGTACATTTGCTTGGTTGGATATTCTTTGCATTTTTACAATTTCACCTTGTACAAGTGTAATTATACCTGTTTCAGTATCTTGACCAACTTTTGTACCACTTATATTTAATGCAGATGCAAGTTGTAATTGATCTTCTTGTTCTTTTATTGCCAAAGCATCTAATACATCTAAAACATCTTCAAGAAAATTGCCATCTGCAAGATAGTCTATATCCAAACTATCAAATTCTAAATCATCATCTTTTAAAAAATCTTCTGATAATGGATCATAATCAAGACCATTAAAATCAAGAATACTATCTGTAGCATTTGTATAAACAACTTCTTCTATCATTTCTTTTTCTTCAGGTGGTGTAACAATCAATAAATTATCAATGTCTGTCAAAGATAAATCTAAAATTGCAGGTTTACTTGGTGCTGATTCAAACACACTTACTGTTGTAGCTTCAAATGGTTTATTGAGTATGACACTTCC